TTTGGATGATTATTATGACTGAACAAACTTTGTTGACTATGGAAGACCTGAAGGGCCTGAGTGCTGAAGACCTGTTGAACGTTGACTTCTCCAGCATGGAAGAAGTTGCTGGTTTCCTGCAACCACCGAAAGGCTTGTACGTATTTGACGTACCAACTATCGGCTTCGTGAATGTAGCGAAGGAAGGTGCTCCTGCCAACATGGCTGTGCAAGTGGAGTTTGTTATCCGCGAAACAGTACAACTGGCGAACGAGACAGATACTCCCTGCAAGGCTGGTGACAAGTTCACAATGACTTGGCGCGGTGGCCAGGGCGTGGCTTACTTGCGCTCAGACTTCCAGGAAGTTATCACAACTCTCGGCACCAAAGACCTCGCAGGCTTCATGGCCGCACTGCCCGGTGCTACCATTACTGGTGAAGTCAGCTACCGCCTGGACAAAGATGACAAGGACAAGAAGTACATTCAACTCCGTCACCTGCGTATGGTGTAATAGCTGTACCAGTAATACAGTAGTACCGCAGTAACCTAGGCAACACTATCATTCTGTATCTTGGTTTGGTAGTGTTGCTGTTTTAATAGAATGTCTTGATACTCGAAGGTGCACAATGGCGAAGCAATTAGTGATGTTCATCAGCAAGTTTGAAGCTAATTACGGTAGCAGAGTGCGTGAGTATTTCCCAGGATATTCCATTAAAGCAATCACAGAACAAGTCTCAATGGTAGCGTTGGCTGCCGACCTCACAAAGCGCACAGGTGCACAAGATGCCATTGTATGCTGCGCTCACCTTACTAAGTTACTAGCCAAGTACCATGACAAGATGCTGGACGTCAAGAAGATATCTGCCCATAGCTATCGTGGCAGTGTGTTCTATGCGTTCGGTGTTAAGTTCCTCATACTTGGTACCACACAGTTTCTTGTATACAACAAGCAAGACCAGTGGCTATTCCGCAGGTACGCACAGAAGATAACTAACCCAAACTTTCCGGTATTCCCAGAGCTTGATTGGCGTGTGCTAAATCCTACCAACATAGACCAATTCTATGAGGAGGCAAAGTCTGCGCTACTAATGTCTATCGACATAGAAACTGCTATCCGGAAAGTAAATCCTGCATATACACAAATGACAGAGGGCCGTAACAAGTTCTCTGGTATGTGGTTCATGGGATATCCTACTGCTACTGCCAAGAAGATGGTACCAATTATTCCTATCATTACTATGGTTGGTTACACAATACTATTGCGTACTCATGACGGCAAGCTAGTTTCCAAGACTGGTGTACTGTATATCAACAGTATGATTGACATAGTATATATGCGCAGGTTCAATGCACTGGAAGCTCCGAAGGTCATGCAGAATGGTGGCTATGAAGCTACCTACTTTGCTAGGTACAATGCTCCTGCCAGGAACTACCTGTATGACACATATATAGCAATGCACGCATGGCTTGTGGAACTGTCACGAGACTTGGCATTCATTACCTCCCTGTTCGATGGGGGATATATCTATTGGAAGCAGGAAGCGGAACATAACCTTGCTGAGTACAATGCCAAGGACTGCCACAATACTCTTTGGAGTATGGTACATATTATATCTCAGTGGCCGCAGTGGGCAGTTGACAACTACACTGAAAACTTCCGTATGCAGTTCCCTTGTATTACTTGTGGCATTGAAGGCTTCGCAGTCAACCAGACTGAGATGACTAGACTTAGAGTTGAGCGTGAGAAGTTAGTAGAGAAGAATATCAAGAGACTGGAGAAGCTGGTATGTGTGGGATTCAACCCCAACTCCAGCCAGCAAGTACTTAAGTTGATGCATGGGCTTGGTTTCAAGAAGGCTAAGTCCACTGACAAAGCTACTCTTGCAGACTTTATTGACTCCCACCCGCTGTACGATATTATTGGCAACCTTATCAAAGAGGTACGCAAGGATCGTAAAGCTATTAGTACATACTTTACACTCCCACTCATGGATGGCAGACTTTTGTATGAGCTTAACCCAGGTGGTACCGATACTGGTAGACTTGCAAGTAAGGCAAGCAACCTGTGGTGTGGTACCCAGATACAGAATCAACCACTATATACCAAGAGTATGTATGTAGCAGATCCTGGGTATGTACTCAATAGTGCTGACAATGCGCAGAGTGAAAGTCGTTGTACTGCGTACATGAGTGAAGATGCTGGATTGATGGAGGCTGTGGAGTCACCACTTGATTTCCACAAGACTAACTCAACTAAGTTCTTTGGACTAAAGTATGAAGAAATCACTAAGCCAATACGCGATACTGGTAAGAAGGTCAATCATGGTGCTAATTATAACATGGGTGCCCGTGTTCTGTTACAAACTATGGGTCGCAAAGCTGTCGTACAGGCTGCAAGACTACTTAACTTACCTAGAAATTGGGGACTTATTGACATATGTGAGTACTTGCTTCAGTGTTTCGATAATGCTTATCCTGATGTGCGAGGCAAATACTATAAGGAAGTCATCCAAGAAGTAATGTCTACTGGTATGCTCAAGGGAGCAACTGGCTGGACTCGCAGATGCTTTGAAGTGCCGAGCAAAGAAAACAAGTTGGTGCTCAACAGTTACGTAGCACATGGGCCACAGAGTCTCAGTGTTAAGATAATAAATAAAACATTCTTTGAAGCGTGGTTATATCTTCAAATAGAGAAGTCCTTACTAAGATTTAAAGCACAGGTACACGATGATCTTATTTGGCAGGATAAGCCTGAACATACTGCATCAAATGCCGAATGGATATCATCACGTATGGCTAGACCAACAACAGTTCGGGGCAGAGAGATGGTAATTCCAAACGATCTCAAGACTGGTGGAAGTACTTGGCTGGAGCTAAAAGACTAGGAGTATAAGTCTTGTCTAACAACAATGATGCAGAACAAGTGGGCAAAAGCTCTTTGGACTACTACCTGGATTTGGTAGAGAACACAGAGTCCCCACTACTATATCACAGATGGTCATTCATCTCAGCAATAGGTGCTTGCCTTGGTAGAAGTACCTGGCTGGACTTTGGTGAGGAAAGGATATATCCTAATCAGTTTGTAGTACTGATTGGGCCAGCAGGAGCACGCAAGTCAGGTGCTATTAAGATAGCTAAGTCCCTACTTAATGCTTCCGGGTATGAATTCTTCGTAGGAGACAGTAGTAGTAAGGAAAAGTTCCTTGCAGACTGGGAGCACGGGTTCGATAAGATTAACAGAGGTATTGAGACTGGCAGTAAGATGGCCAGCAGTGACAGAGAGTTGGAGGTACTATTCGGTGGAGAAACTATACTTGACGATAGAGTATCAGAAGCATACATCGTCGCCGGGGAATTACAGGACTTCATTGGCTCTGGTAACGGTGGATTCATTTCCACACTCACAAACCTCTGGGACAATCTACCAAAGTATTCAGATAGATTTAAGAATTCAAAGTCCCTATACATTCCAAATCCTACCATAAGTATCTTAGGTGGCGCAACTGTAACTACCTTCGCGGATATCTTCTCTGCTAACATCATTGGTCAGGGTATGCTGTCCCGTATGATACTGGTATACGGGAATGGGCAAAGACAGAAGCTCACAATACCTCCGCCACTCCCGGCAGAATTGAAGCAAACCATCCAGGAGTTGCTACTTGAAATACGTACCAATATACGTGGATGCCTGGTACTCCCGAAAGACTCTGAGGATATCCTGGATTATATCTACAAGAATTATGTGGACATAAATGACTCAAGGCTATCCTCATATTGTTCCCGGAGGTTTACTCACCTACTGAAGCTATGCGTAGTGATTGCAGCAAGTGAGCTATCCACTACCATTACTCCTGAGATGGTTATCTATGCCAACACTATCCTGACGTACACAGAGTTGTATATGCCCAAGGCACTAGGAGAGTTTGGTAAGAGCCGGAGTAGTGAAGTAAGCCAGGTAGTACTGGATGCCATAGCTAACGCAGGTGATCGCGGAGTAACAGTATCTGAGTTGATGGAGATTGTATCTCAGGATATAGATAGCATCCATGAACTAGGTAGTCTTGTACTTAAACTCAGCGGTGCTAAGAAAGTTAGGACTGCAAGTAGGCCAGATGGTGAGGTAGCGTTTGTAGTAATATCAAGAAAGTTGTCAGACAAAGTACAGTATGTAGACTTTACTCTCCTGCCAGAATTTCGTAATGGGGAGAATGAGTAATGGCTAGATACAATAGCAGTGACAGGGTATTGACGGAAGAAGAAAGAAACCTGCTAGAGACTCTCATGGATAATCCTTGGTTAGTACTAGATGTAAATGACTGGGATATCCTGTGTGACATGGCAGGAGAAACACCGGGTAGCAAGTTTTCAAACAAACGAATTGAAATACTATTGAAACATAGGAGATAGTACAATGGCAACACCAGAGAATGCGTCATACAAAGAAAAGCAACGTGCTGCCAAAGCCAGCAAGCGAATGGGCCGTTGGGTCTACAAGCACTATGGTGTCACAAACGGAATACCAGCACGCCGCAGTATGGAAGATGGTAAGGTAGTATACAAAGAAGCACGTACAAGTGTTCGTCCTGGCAAGTAACCCCGCAGTCCCCTCCACATAGTAACTCAGCAGAAGGAAAGATATCATGGCAAGAATCAGCGCTACACTAAAGTCAGCAGCAAAGAAAGTAGTTAAGGAAGTTGCACGTCAGACTATTGAGGACACACTGGTAGAACGTGGTGGTCGATATGGCAGCTTCATTACTCACGCGGTAATCAGCCAGGAACTCACAGGAGTAATGCATGACTCTCCTAAGTGGGACGAGTTGTCTCCTAGTCAGAAGGAAGCTCTGGAGATGGTAGCTCACAAGATTGGTCGCATCTTGAATGGTGACCCAAACTATGTGGACTCTTGGACAGATATTATTGGCTATGTGCGGCTGGTGGAGAAGGAACTTCTCGGGGAGGAACTGCTTTGAAACCAGAAACACAAGGTAAATTGTTAGTGTTGACTTGTTTTATTTTAATACTGGCTGCAATTGTATTGATAACAAAACGAGCCAATGATGTGATAGCAGAGATTGAAGCTAGTGAGAATGCTGCTCCTGTGGCTGGTAATATTACAGTACATGACATGGGAGATGGTGTGCGTTGCTACACAGCAGACTATCAAATCAGTTGTGTGCAAGTCTGGAAACAGTTTGCGGAGTAACCCAGTACCAGTACGTTTCCTCCTGACAAAAAGAAGCCCCTAGAGCCTGTATTAAGTACAGTAACTTTAGGGGCTTTTGTGTATCCGCACAATACGTGCTACACTAATGTACAGCGGGCAAATACTATCTTACTACTGTGGCGCAGTACCAAGTGTATCCTCTACAGCACCACCCATTACTCCTTGCAGATATCTACCTTCAGGGCTATTGTTCTGGTTACGCAGCATATTGATCTGGGACTGAGTAGCTCCTGCATTTTGGCGAATTGCCCATTGGCCGAAGTTTTCCATATTCCCACCCTTCTCAGAATACTTCCTCATAACGTCCATGTAAGCCTCTGGATCAGCGGCCCCGGCGCGAATTGTTTGCCTATACGCTTCGCCCAAAGAGTTAAGCTCCTCCGCCCTATACGTGCTATAGGCCGCCGTACGGTAGAAAGAACTGGTAGCCACGGCCTCTGACAAGGTTTTGGTACCTAGTAACTTCGTCACTGCATTCCAACTATCCCACGCCTCGTAGCTCACAAGTAGCTGTCCGTTGGCTGTAGTCCGTTCCCCTGCCATGAGCTGCCCAAGTCCCTGCAACGGCCTGTTGAAAGCATTATGACTCAATGCGTCCAACATAGTAGGAACCAGTGGTGCACCATTTTCCATCTTGCTTACCGCGTTAGTAATAGTAGCAATGAACTTGCTTGTAATACTAATCGCTGGTATCTCAGAAGGACTTGTAGGTATCAGGATGGGAGTCCTTGGAGACAGGTCACCAC